GTAGGTGCAAGGGCTTTAGCCAAAGATCTTATGGATCCTAATGAATTAGAACAGACTTCATCTATAGATGATGTATCTGCTAGGATTGATGATTATATTGAAAACGGACTTATTAGAAAAGCATATAAGTGGATTTATTCAGGAGAAAATACTGAAATATTAAACTTAGATCTTAAGTTTAATAACCTTTGGAGAATTCCTCTGTCAATAATTAATGACCTTTCTGTTCCACAAGCAAAAACTACAAAGAACAAACCATCAGCCAAGGAATTAAGAGAAGTTGCAAGAAAACAAAATGCTGAAAATAAAAGAAGAGATGAAGCGACAATAAAAAGAATACAAGATGAAAAACTTGCTCCTTTTAGATTTGCTGAAGATTTAACAGAACCTGATGTAAATAAAGCACAAGAAAAAGAAGCAAATATCTATAAGACTATGTTTACTCCAACTAATACACAAGGTAAAACAAAAGATACACAATCAGAAGGCAAAAGAGCAGAGTTTGTTTCAAAACATTTGTTTAAACAATTACATGCTGGTGCAAGTGCAGGTAGTGGAGATTTAATAACATTAGATTTTGATGTTTTAGGAGATCCGTTTTGGCTACACCAAACACCAGCAGGAGTAGAAGGAAAAGCACCAGTACAAGATGACATAAATTTTTATATCGAAAATATAGGAAACTACAAGGAAGCACTAAAAGAACACTTAGCAAAAACAGCTGGGCAAAATGTAGATAATTCAGTCTACTTAGAAGTCGGAGTACCAAGTGCAGATAGAAACGACAAAGACCTTATGGACCTAGACAAAGAAGATTTGATTACGGGTGTATATAGGATTTTTTCAACTGTACATACATTTACAGGTGGAAAGTTTACATCAAAGTTAAAAGGAACAAAAGATCCTCTTTTAGGACAAAAAGCAAAAGAAGCAATGCAGAAGAAGATCAAAAAAGAAAGAAATGTAAAGTTTAAAAAAGCAAACGAAGCAGGAAAAGCAGGAGTATAATATGTCAACAGGACCATATGATTTAGAAAGTTTTACAGGAGTGTATCTTGGTAAAATTAAAAACAATGCAGACCCCTATGGCATGGGTGTACTTGAAGTTTATATCAAAGAGTTTCTCGGAGATGAAAATAATCCAGATCATTGGAGAAGAGTAAAGTATTGTCCTCCTTTTGCTGGATCAACAAACCACCAAGCAGAGAAGCCAGTTAAAGGTTCAGTTGATTATGAAGAAACAGATAGAGCCTATGGTATATGGCATGTTCCACCAGACTTAAATGTGTTTGTAATATGCTCTTTTATTAATGGAGATAAAAACTTAGGCGTATGGTGGGCATGTGTACCACATGACGATAAAACACATGCATTGCCAGGAGTTGCGTCAGGAGCCACACACGAAGGTTTAGTAAGGCCAATTGGCGATAGAAATAGATGGAATGTTTCAGATAAAAATATCATGCGTAGGCCTGAACACCCTGCTAGTTTTAGATTAAGTGAACAAGGAATTGATAAAGATTTAAGAAGAGGTCAAACTAATGCTGGTCCTTTTAGAAATGCTTCAAGCCATCCTGGATTAGCATATGGTATATTAACTCCTAATCAGCATAGTCTTATGTTAGACGACGGAGAAGAAGGACTCGACGGACAAATACGTTTTCGTACTTCTAGTGGGCACCAAATACAGATGCACGAAGAGGGCGGGTATATTAACATTATTAATGCAAAAGGTACTGCTTGGATAGAATTAGACGAAGAAGGAAACATTGATGTGTACTCACAGAAGGACATATCTTTTCATGCAGAAGAGAATATTAATATGCATGCCGGTAAAAATATTAATATAGAAGCAGTCAAAGATATTAACGTGAAGTCAAAAGAAAACACTAAAATTGAAACAGGACAGAGTTATAATGTTACAGCTGGTCAAGGGCTATTTCAAACATCACTAGCAGGAATGGATGTCAATGTAGCGGCAGTTTATAAAGAAACTGCAAAAAGAATTGATATGAACGGACCTGTTGCGGCAAAGGCAACTAAGCCCGAAGTACATAATCATATTGTAAATGAACTAGTAGGAGAAAGTGTATCTGCTAGAGTACCAGAGCATGAGCCTTGGGCAGGACACGGAAAGTTCGAAGGTGGTGAAAAAATTACATTGCCAGTTGGAACGTTAAGTCCAAACTCACCCGAAGCAGTTTTAGCAAGTGTTCCTGGTAGTCCTACAGTAGTTCCAGCTCCAGAAAGTTATGAATCATTGTTGCCTGTTGCAAATGCTGAAGGAGAACTAGTTTCTCAACAAACAGGAATTCCATTGACTGCTGATGCTGTTTCTTGTATGCCTCCTTTAAGTTTAAAAGGAGCAGTAATGAGTGAAAAAGCATTTAATATGATGAAAAGTAGAGAAGCATATAGAGGAATGATGTATGCAGATTTTCAAGGATATAGTGTTGGATATGGAACTAGAGTTGATATCTGGGGACCACAAAACTCTGCAAGCAAACTAGATGCAAGTATAAAACAAGCACTAGTTGATGGACCAAGTGAAGCAGAAGCAAGAATTGCAAGTAGACAAATTATTGATAGACATATGACTCCTCCTCTAAGGCGCCGTCTAATTAAGAGGATTGGTAAAGACACAGTTTGTATTACACAAACAATGTTTGATGCATTGTGTATGGCTTCTTTTGGAAATCCAGGTAATGCTTATAAAATGGCAGATCAATTAGTAGATAGCGGAAAAGCAAGTGGTGATGGCAGACCTCAACCTAAAGATATTGCAACTATATGGGCAAATGCGTATTATACACCAAATGCTACTCAACGTAACTCAGAAGCAAAATATGCAATAACAGGCGAAGTACAAGGAGCTCAGAAAAGTGCAAGTGAACTTATGAACGAAGGAGTTACTGCTGACTTTAAAAGTGTACAAAAGAAAAGAGCAAGACAACCACAAAACGACCAATGGAAAACTGATTTGGGCAATGGGCCATCTACTGGTAAAAGACTACAATCAAAGTACCTTCCTCCTAACAAATTACAACGAGCACAGTACGAAAGAAGCTACTTTTTAAACACAGGAAAAATACCTCCTGGTTCTACTATAACACAAGTTGCATCATTACAAAATAAACATGGAAATCCTCATACTGGCGAAAATAATCCGCCAAATACACCTACAAGGGCATAACAGTAATAACCCTGCTTAATAAGGGTGCTAAATATAGTTATGGCTACATTGACAACAAAATACAAAGGATACAGTACAATAGGCACTAGTTTTACAAAACCAGTGCTGACTAACTTTGATCTAGCAAAACAAGATTTATTGAATCAATTTGGAACAAAGCTAGGCGAACGTATTATGCTACCATCGCATGGCAGTATAATATGGGAATTGCTTTTTGATCCACTTGATGACAGTACAAGACAACTAATAAGAGATGATGTTGTTAGAATTATTTCAGAAGATCCTAGATGGGAATTCGTTGAAGTTCAGACAATAGAAAATGAACATTCAGTTAATGTTGATGTAACACTAATTTATCGTCCAGAGAATGAAGTAACTACACTTCCTTTGGAATTTAATAAAGGAGAATTTTAATGAGTCAGACAAAGCGTCTAAGTCAGTTAAACGCCGCAGAGAGCTGGCTTAATAGTTATAGAGATTTAGTCAATGCAGATTTTAAAGCATATGATTTTGAATCATTAAGAGAAGCACTACTAGATCATATCCAGGTTAATTACGGAGAAGATTTTAATGACTTTATTAATAGCAGTGAATATGTTGCATTAGTTGATTTAATTTCATTCCTCGGACAAAACATAGCATTCAGAGCAGATTTAAATTTAAGAGAAACATTCTTAGAAACTGCTGAAGTAAGAGAAAACGTATTATCTATTGCTAGACAAATAGGATACAAGCCACATAGAAATAAAACTGCTGAAGGTTTTTTAAGAATTAACAGTATTTCAAGTTCTCAAGAAATATACGATAGTAGAGGAGTCAACCTAGCAGGTCAAAATATTGTATGGGCAGATCCGCTAAACAGTGATTTTCAAGAACAATTTAACTTAATATTAAACGAAGCATTTAGTAAAAGTAATCCTATCGGAAGACCAATTAGTACATTTCAGTCAGGAGCAATGACTAGAGAAATTTATGAGTTTGAAGAAACAGATGATTCTAGCTTGATAGAAAATGTTTCATTGAATAGTAGAGCAGGACAATCATATACGTTTGATATTATTCCAGTAACACTAGAAGACGGAGCATTAATTGAAAGCCCACCATCTCCGTTAAATGCAAAGAGTCTTACTTTTAATAATGACGGAACAGGATTTGCTGGTGAATCAAATGGTTGGTTCTTTAGTTGTAAGCAAGGAACACTTCAGTTTCAGGATATTATTATTGATAATGTTGTAGAAAACAGAGTAATTGATATTAATGCAAATAATATCAATGATACTGATGTATGGGTACAAACTGTGGACCAGACAGGCACAATATTAACATATTGGACAAAGGTTGAAAGTGTTGTTGGTAACAACATATCTTTTAATGATATCGATAAAGAAGATAGAAATATCTTTGAAATAATTACTAGAACTAACGACCAGATATCAATTAAATTTGGCAATGGATCATTTGGTAATGTACCATTTGGTAATATTAGAATTTGGTTTAGAGTTAGTGCTAACGAAGACTTTATTATACAAAAAGGCGAAACTACTGATGTAGATTTAAATTTAGTTTATGTAGATTCTTTAGGACAGCCTCAAGAAATAGTTTGTAATATTAGTCCTAAAAATAACATGGCTGGCATTGAGAGTGAGTCTATTACCGACATTAAAAATAATGCAAGCAGAACCGCCGCTAGTCAAAATAGAATGATTACAGCAGATGATTATAATAATTATCCTCAAGGTAAAGTGTCTGGTATATCTAGAATAAAATCTATAAACAGAATACACACAGGACAAAGCCTGTACTCAGATTTAGCTGATCCAACAGCATCTTATAGACCAGTTATTACATTGGCAGATGATGCATTTTTATATACTGACGAATCAACTGTAGACACAAAAATAGCTGACTCAGTTGGAACAAACAAAATTATGAAATGGTTATTAGATACACTACAGTATCGTCCTTTACATCAGTTATACTACAGAAGATTTACACCTATCTCACCTGCAAACCCAGTTTATTGGAAAACAGTAGATACTACAATTGGATCAACACATGGATACTTTACAGGCAATGTTGATCCTAAAAGAATTGGAAGAAGTTCAGTAGAACAAGATATAAGAACATTAAAGAAAAATTCTTTAGTTAGACTAGCCGATTTAGGCTGGTACAAGATACAAGATGTTTTCAGAGATGGATTTGGATTAACATCATCAGACGGTGTTAACACAGGAAAAAGAGCAAACGGTGAAGGAGCTGTGTTTATTGAAGGAATTTCTGCAAACCAAGACGTAGTGTCCTGGATGCCTAATCTTCGTGTTGTATTTACAGATGGCGAAAAAAGAAACATCTTAGATGAATTACAAGCACAACGAAACTTTGGTTTACGTTACGATCATGTATTAGATGATTGGAAGATTATTAACGCAGATGAAATAGTCACTGAAGGAAATTTTGATTCATCTACTGTTGGTACAAGTTGGTTACTACGTTTTACTCATAGCAATGATAGTAATACTTGGACAGCAACTACAAGAAGAGATATTGTAGTACTAGGTAGTGAATCACAAATAGTTTTTCACAATCAAAAATTTGGACAAGCATTGGATTCTGTAACTAGAAGAGTTATCCAAGATACAGTACAAGTACTTTCAAGTAGTGCCGCAAACAATCCAGGTGTTACAAGGAGAGCAGAACTAGAAGTATCGGATTACTTTACACTTGATGATGGTAGGTATGATCCTAAGAGAGTTATTGTACAACTTCCGGGAATCAGTGATGATTTAATTCCTAAAAATCCTAACTTGTTTAGTTTAATATTTACAGTACAAGGAGTATCGCAAACTATTGAGCTAGTAGAGAAGGAATTTGATGATGCAGAAGGTCAGTTCACTTTAGCACCAAGAGCTATAAACGATATTACAACTCCTTCAAAAACAGTTACTGGAAGGCAAAGCCTAACAATACAACATAATCATGTTCCTTTAAGGGAAAACAGAGTAGATGCAACAACTACTAATATTATTGATATGTTTGTATTAACAGACGAATATGATTCTAATTTTAGAAATTGGTTAGCAACCGGAACAGAATTTGACGAGGTTCCAACTACAATGACGTCAACTGAACTTAGTGACTTTATGTCTAGCATTACTCCTTATAAAAGTGTAAGTGATACTATAATATATCATCCAATAAAATATAAAATTATATTTGGAGAAAATGCAAACATTAGAGATCAAGTAACAATTAGAGTAACAAGAAGCGACGGGACTAAAGTAAGTAATGCAGAAGTTAGAAGTAGAGTAATTGCATCAATTAACGATTATTTCTCAGTTGAAAACTGGGATTTTGGAGAAACATTTTATTTTACAGATATGGCGGCATGGATACATCAGCAATTAGCTGGAGTTGTCTCAAGTGTAGCTTTAGTACCTGTACAAGCAACAGTATCGGTTAGTGATATATTTCAAATCAAATGCGAAGAAAACGAGTTGTTTATTAGTAGTGCTACAGCAGATAATATTGAAATTATTACAACCGAACAAGTTCCGTTACCAAGAAGGGCTTAACATAAATGGCAAATGCTAAAAAGTTTAATGGTAAAAGTATTGAAAGCAATACATATACCAATGAAAAGAAAGTAGAGAAGGTTGATCCTCTTGCAATAAATCTTTTACCTGATATCTTTAAAACAGATATTAATAAGAAGTTATTTACAGCAACAGTTGAAGACATGTTTCAACCTAATGTTATTGAAAATGTAAACTATAATATTGGCAGGCCAACTGCGGCTTCAGGGCAATTAACTTCTTCAAACAATGACTTTTTACCTACAGCAGATAATAAAAAACGACAACTAGAAGAAGGAATAGTTGTTAGAAGAAATGATAATAAAGTTTACACATTAACATCAGATAATCTTGCATTATCGCAAGGCTTTCTTGACGAGCATGACAACGAACCTTTGGTTCCTGTAAGTGTAAATGATTTTCCGATTAACCCAGATAAATTTATTAACTGGAGTAACTATATGTGGATTGCTCCTCAGGTTCCAATTATACATTTAACTGGATCAATCATTTCAGATACAAGTGCTCCAATTAATATTCTCAGTGATATTATTGGAAAGCAATATTATACAACACCTTTACAAGCAAACGGAAGAACACTATCTCTTAAAAATGGAATGAGAGTTAGTTTTAAAAAGACAGTAGATGGCAGAGAATCAATTAACGGCACAATTTCAGAATCACATATTGCTGACGGAACCAACCAATTAGATTTCTATAATGAGGTTTCTGGAGAATGGGGATTTAGTAAATTCTTAAAAGTAGTAGTAGAAGTTGACGGAGTTGTTAAAACTGTTGGACAAAACAACGACTTTGATTTTGTAGGAGAAAGCATTATATGGAATGCAACAAGTATACCAGCAGTAGGATCTCAGGTTATTCTCACGTTAAACGATTACTATGTTAATGCTGATGAAATTTTACAAGTAGGTTCAGTAAACACTCAAAGAGTTTTTCAAGTTTCTGGAGTTGGTACTCCTTCTGGAATTAAGTTATTATCTCAATCACACCAAGATAGACAAACAGTTTATAGTACTGAACTAACATCATTGTGGGATCAGACTAATTTATCATGGGACGAACTATCATGGGAAGGCGACATACTAGGAATAAATCAAAAGCATTATGTTACACAAGAATCTGGTGCAGAAAATAGAAGTGCATTCTCTAGATCAAATGTTTGGCTTCATAAAGACACAATTAATGAAACTTGTAATTTTCTTAATATTAAACAATCAGACATTGTTTCAGATAAAGACGTTGCTCTAAGACCTATTATTGAATTTGAGAATAGTTTAGAAACTTTTAACCACGGAACTACTTTTAAAGGAAGAATTGGAGCAGTAGCTGAAAACGAAGAAGGAGTTTCACAGCAACCAGATGATTATGTTGGATTAGATATTATAAGAATATTAGTAGATATGTTCTTAGGATCTGCTGAACAAGCTCGTAATGAATTAATTTATCAGGCGTTAATTAATGGCGACGAAGTAGCGATAGAAAATTTTCTAACTCAAGCATTTAGTACAAATCAAAAAGCTCGTACTGCACTCACTGACTTGAACTTAATTGCAGTAAGACAAAGACAAGGTATAAGATTATTTGGTGAAAATATATTATGGTTGAGAGACGGTGCTTACAAAAATAAAATAATTGTCTTTAGAGCTAACAGTCAAGGAATATGCACACACTTTATTATTGATACACCTAAAGATGGACAGTCTATGTATATCAGAGCTGGGTTAAAAGCAGACTTTGAATATAAGGTAGACGGATCAGTTGTATACCCGGCGCAGACAAGATTGAGCAGAACGCATGTACCTTTATGGAGACTATATGATAGAAACCAAGTTCCTTTGGGTAAATGGGCAGAACAACTTGGTGACGTTCCAACTAGACAGAGTTCAACTATTATTGAGTATAAAGACGGAAGTGGTTCTGCAGATAAAGAAAGTGGATTTAGATTATCGTTTGATAACAGTAACTTTTCAGTTGAATTAAACAATAATTCTAAAAATAAACCAGCAGATATATTGTTTAACTATACATTACAAGATGCTACAAAGTTTTTAACTTCTGGGGATAGAGATGCAGATGTTCCAGGACCAATTAACTTTAGACGATTACATTCGGTAGTTACAGGATTACCACAAAGTGTTAATGACGGAATGAGTACTGGTGTTCTTAAGGCTTGGTTTAGATTAAAGAGCTGGGCTAGTTTAAGAATTGATAGCACAGACATAGTCAACGGAATAGAATTTTCAAAGAGTGCATGGCCAACATATGAATGGGTAATAGTGCCACACGGTGATAACATTCTTGTACAACATGCAGACAATTTTAAAAATGTAGTTTACAATATGATAGTTGGAGGATCTAATGAACCTTTAATATTAAAGACTACTGCGTTAACAGATGTAAACATATATGATGATAGTAATACGTTAGTACTATCAGGTACAGCAGATGCTCAAGGAATTATAAAAGTAGATACAGCATTAGATATTGGATTTTATACTGCTAAGTTTGGACCAAACTATTACTCTGTACCTTTAATGATAATTGAACCAAAAAATGATCCTAGAACTTTAAAAGTAAAAGTTAATGGATTTATTACAAGCTGGACACCAACTGTTAGTAGAGATGCAGATAATTTTGCCACAGGTTTTTCAATTACATTAGAAGAACACGAAGATAACAAATCTGTTGAAATAATGCACCAAGGAGAATTTGTAACCAATGCTGATGTAAAGAGTCAACATTGTACAGCAATTCCTGGATTAGCATATAATCCAACACAAAACATTTCTTTTGTAAACGGAGTAACTCCTTCAATATTAAATGAATCATTTGAGAAAAATATATTAGCCAACTCAAGAGGAAATGAAAACTGGAGTAATAGTTTTCAAATTCCTTCAATAAATGGATCTTATACTGCTGACATTTCAGCAATGAGAGGAATGTGGACAACACAAAGATTAAACCCTGATTTAGGTGAAGTAGTTATTAACAGAAGTATGAATGCATGGAGATGGCATAGACGTTTTATTAAGTTAGTAGAAACTTTTAATAATGCATACGAAGTAACAACATCAAATTCAAGAGAAATATTAGATTTAATGTTAGATCAATTAAACATTGAAGTTAATACAAATTCAACAGATGCTGAAAGTGGAATGGTTTTCTCTACTACTAATATGCTTAAAGTTAACTATACTGTTCAAGGAACTAGCGAAACAACTTTTGCAGTTAACATTGGTAGTAGTATATTAAACCAAGACGAATATGATCCAGATCATGTATATGTTTATGTTGATAATATATTACAAATTGAAGGATATAGTGTTGATACTACTCCTAATGTAATATTTTCAAATCCAGTTAGTGAAGGAAGTATAGTAGCAATTTATTACAGAGGTTCCGCAACTCCTTTATTGAGCGGAGTACCAGCAAGTCCTACTAAGCTAGGATTGAAAGGACTAACCAAGCCAGAACTTATTAGAGAACGATGGGGAATGTTTGATC